CAAACCAGCGTTCATGGTAGTAATATTGATTGTGTTTCGATTGTGGTTCCAATCGCCGCAGAAAATAGCGGTATCACAATTTTCTTTTTTAGCAGTTTCTATAAACCAGTCTACAAATTCTTCACAATCATCATTGTGAATTTTTGAGTTTGATTTTAAGCCAAAGTGAATGTCAGTAAATGCTGCTATCTTTTTAAAGAGTCCCATAACTTAATTGTAAGGCCTTTGTATATAATGATCAATCTTTCTTTTCTTTATGACGCTCAACTGCCTGCTGCCATTCGTGATTGCTTTGGCGTGTATAGCTAGGATTAAAATTATTCATCTCGAGAATATCGTCTCTGATGTTCTGATTCTTCTTTTCAATATTAATAACTCTAACAAAACTATTTGTAACAGCGGCAGTATAGTAAGCAAAAGGATTATTAGATTTACTTTCGTCAAACTGTAGTCCTATTTGTGTGAGCTGTAATATTGCTTGACCACGCATTTCGTCGTTGTAAGTATATCCTCTAACATTACTTCTTGTAGCGTATCTTTCACAGAGTTTCATAAACATTTTTGCTAATTTATTAGTAAATTGACCATGTTCTTTAGAGAAATAACCATTCTCCATACCTCCGACCCAATGACTCTTTCCTACACAAATTAAATTACCGTTATCATCAAATTTCCAATGTTGAAACGGTGGAAAATTAATTTTTTCATGTGCATCTGCTCTAGTTTTAGTTTTCTTTTTTCTTCCAGGGGCAAGGGGAATATGATCAAAAGTCATAATACGAAAAACTACATCTGTTTTATCTATTTTTCTATAATCTATTTCGCATTCGCTTAATTTTACTTTTTTATCACCTAATAACTTGCGTTTCTCAAACTCTTTAGCAGTCATTTTTTTAGCTTTATTTTTCTTAGCTTCTGCTATTGTGCGTATGTTTATCTTTTCTAAAGTAGGTAAAATTAAGTCATATTCACTGTAATTGCTATCTATATAACTACAATATGTTGCTTTACTTTTATGTATTTCTTCTAATAAATCTTTATTATTTAGGTAATTTACTTTGGCCATCAGACATCTCCAACCATAGTATAATATAAGCACTTAATTATTGCAATAAATATCTAAGGAGAATAATATGCCTGATATTTATGGTAACCAGTCTAATGCACAAGTTTTATCGCAGGGCGGAATAGGTGAGACTAATAGTCTAGGTAATACGTATGGAGATCTTATAGGAGATTCTTTATATGGATTATCGGGTCCAACTAGGGTTTACGGATCTGATCCAAATCTGTTAGCTAGTACGATAAGATCTGCTGGAATTCCCGACGGAGCAGAAGCAAATTATGATATAATTACAGTAGCAGCACAATTTAGTGAACCTGCACCGAGCAAAGATTGGAGAGTTCGAATATCATGTCCATTAGTTACAGATTCTAGTCAGTTAATGGCTCCATTAACAAATACTAATGGAATGATATTTCCTTATCTCCCTCAAATTACTATGAGTCATACTGCAAATTATCAACAAATGGATATAGCACATATAAATTATCCATTTTTTGCTTATAAAAATAGTCAAGTAGATGAGATACAAATAACAGGAAAATTTACAGTACAGGATAGAGTAGAAGCAGATTATTGGTTAGCAGCAGTTCATTTTTTAAGAACTGTTACAAAAATGTTTTTTGGAACTGGACAAAATTTAGGTAATCCACCTCCCATATGTACACTTAATGGTTATGGTGATTTTGTTTATAAAGATGTTTCTTGTTTTATTAAAAATTTTACAGTAACTATGCCTAATGATGTTGATTATATACAAGCCGGCGATGGGGGAAGTGGAAGTGTAGTAACATATGTTCCAGTTTCGTCTGATATTTCTGTTACAGTACAGCCTGTTTATAGTAGAGAAAAAATTAAAAGTTTTGACTTAACAGCGTTTGCTAATGGTCAATTAGTATTAGGTAACGATGGCAAAGGATTTGTATAATGGCTGCGGATTATAATGTTACAAGCCCCTGGTTCGAAACTCCTATTAGACAAAATTATTTAGACATATGGGTACCTAGACCTGTTCCTGCACAATTAGATGATTATGATTATCAAATTAGAGCTCAATATAATTATAGACCAGATCTATTAGCCTATGATTTATATGGAACATCCAAATTGTGGTGGGTGTTTATGCAAAGAAATATAGATATAATTTATGATCCCGTATATGATTTTAGGGCAGGAATAATTATTAAACTTCCTAAAAAAAGTCAATTATTTAAAAATTTAGGAATGTAACGATATGCCATATACTACAGGTGGAAGTTTATTAACAACAGAGGGACAAGGAACAAATGTTTTAGATAAATTTCAAACATTTAATTGTCTTTTTACATTAGCTGCATTAACACAGAATCAAGTTAACGGACACAGTATTAATAGATCAGCAATACAAAATATTATTTGTAGATCTCAAAGTATAGGGCCTAGCGGCGGCGTAGGTACATCGTTTGGAAAATATGATTATTTTATTGACGATGTATTAATATCGGCAATTCCTGCATTAACTAAAAAAACAGGAAATTCTTTTGCTACTAAAGTTACATTTAAGGTTTATGAACCTTATAGCATGGGATTGTTTATGTTAACAATGCAACAGGCAGCAAAAGAAGCAGGGTATGGACAAAGTTTTAAAGAAGCTCCTTATCTTCTTATGATTGAATTTGTTGGTTATGTTGACGGACAACCAGGGAGTCCTGAACCAGGAACAGAGCTAGTAAGATACATACCTATTAAGATAATAGATATTAAATTTAATGTAGGTATTACAGGATCAACTTATCTCGTAACAGCTATACCTTATAACGAACATGCATTTAGAGAACAAACTGTAAGAACTGTTTCTGACATAAAAATAGCAGGTGAAACAGTTGCACAATTATTATTAAAAGGTGTAGGTGAAGGTAGCGAACAACGACCAGAAACAAGTTTATTAGGAGCTCTACAAGAAAGAAAAGATATAGAACGTAAAGCAGGCCGATTGAATAATGACGATGAATATTACATTCATTTTCCAACAGATTATCAAGATGTACCTGGAACAGAAAACGAAATATCTGATGCAAAAGTTTATACTGATTTTTCTAATGCGGGAACACAAATATTTCCAGAGTTACAGGAAATATTTGATAGCAACAAACACATTTATAAAAGTCCTAAATTTAAACTAGAAAAAAATAGAGTTTGGCATTTTGTTCAAGAATGTACCATTCCTGAAATCATTACAGAAGTTATCTTAAGAAGTGAATATATTCAAAATCAGGTTTTAACAGAATTAAATCAACAGGGACAACAAACCTTTAAATCATTTAAGGTTGACTCTAATGGAATGATTAAATGGTTTAGAATAGAAACTCATGTTAGAGATAAAGATTTTAATGCACAATTAGGAAGACAACAAAGAGAATATCATTATCGAGTATTAGTCTATAAAGTACATGTTCACAGATTTTTACCTCCGGGAGAAACATCTCCAGGATTGCAGACACTAAAAAATTCTGTAGCTAGAGTATATGATTATATCTATACAGGGAAGAATACAGAAATTTTAGATTTTCAAATTAATTTTGATTTAGCATTTTTTACACCAGTTCCTTTTGATGCTAGTGAGAATGTTGGACAAAATAATCCATCACAAGCAGGAATAGATGCCGGCGGTGTTCCTCTATTTTATAAATTTACACAAGGACAAGGAATTGGTAATTTAGCAGAACTGACTACAGCAAATGTTCAAGCAGCACAAAGACAATATCATTCAAAAGGAATGGGCGGGTCTGGAAATGATAATGAAAAGACATCACAAATAAGAACTATGCAAGCCTTATTAACAAATAAAGGTGATATGGTAAATCTAAATATGGATATTATGGGAGACCCTTATTATATTCCTAGTACAGGTATGGGTAATCTAATTGTGCCATCTAGCGGATTTGGAATAACAAACGAGGGCTCAATGAATTATCAAAGTAATGAGCTTTATATTCAAATTAATTTTAGAACTCCAATTGATTTAGATCCTGAAACTGGTCTTTATAAATTTGAAAAAGGAATCGATATATGGAGTGGATTGTATCAAGTTACAGGTATTGAATCAAAATTTAACGGTGGAAAATTTACACAAACTCTTACAGGGTTTCGTTTAAGAGCTCAACTTGGCGGCAAAGATGGCCAACAAGGTGTATTCCTTGAACCCCGCAAAAATTCACAAGAGAACCAAGGTGGAACACCGGGTGGTGGACAATATGGAGCAGGAGTTCTTAATCCTGATACCGGAGGTAAGACTGGAGGAAGTGGCGGCGGAACCAGAGGATCTAGCGGCGGCGGTTCTAGCGGAGGTAGTGGTCGTGATAGTAGTGGAAGATATGGTGGCGGTAATAGAGGTTAATTAGGTAAAGGAAACAGAAATATGTCGTCGGTTGATAAAAGAGCGGAAAATAGAATTAATGCTACACTTCTTCCTAATCCTGGTCCTTATCTTGCAAGGATTGTTAATAATGTTGATCCAATGAAACAGGGAGCATTAGAAGTAGAACTTTTGAGACCAATAGGAAATCAAAAAGAAGTTGGTGGTCAATTATTTAATGTTAGGTATTTGAGTCCTTTTTACGGAGTAACACCGTTAGATTGCACTGGTACTGATCCTAATGAGTTTAATGATACACAAAAAAGTTATGGTTTTTGGGCAGTACCACCTGATGTAGGTGTTACTGTTATGGTAATTTTTGTTGATAGTGATCCTGGACAAGGATTTTGGATAGGATGTGTACAAGATGCTTTAATGAATTATATGATTCCGGGCATTGCTTCCAGCTCTCACTTCCAAGATAAAGTTAGAGGAAATACTGATATTGAATGGGAACAAGTAGAAGAAACTAAAAAAAGATATGGTGAGGAAATTGAATATCTTCCAGTCGGTGAGATTAATAGAAGAATTTTTAAAGAAGGAGGGAATAATGCATCTTCTCCAAACCCGGATGTAGAAGCAAATAAGAAACCAGTTCATCCTCTTGCAGAAAGACTTCTTATACAAGGATTAGAAAAAGATATGGCAAGAGGTCATACTACTAGTTCTGCAAGAAGAGAAAGTCCAAGTAATGTATATGGGTGGAGTACACCCGGTCCTATTGATAAGAGAAAAGGTGCAAAATTAGGAAAAATAGGTAAAGTTAACGATAAGATTGATAAGTTTGTAAGTCGTTTAGGTGGACATTGTATTATTATGGACGACGGCAATGATCGTTTTCTTAGAAAACAAAGACCGTGGGAAGGACCGCCCGAATATGCTGATATTGAGGCAGGGGAAGAAGGATTAGTTGATTTTCCGTTAGATGAACAAATTAGAATTAGAACCCGTAAAGGCGCTCAAATACTTTTACATAGTTCAGAAGATTTAATTTATATTACTAATTCTAGAGGAACGGCATGGATGGAATTTACGTCTGAAGGTAAAATTATCATGTATGCAGAAGCTGGTATCGAACAAGCATCTGGAAGTGATATATCATTAACTTCTCGTAGAGATATGCATTTTGATATAGGACGTGATCACAATAAAAAGGTAGCTTCTAATAGCACAGAAAAAGTAGGAGCAACGAAAACAGCGCATGTTCAAGGTTCTTACTTCCAAATGGCAGAAGCTGATATGAGTCATAATGCTGGTAATAATTATTATATGCAAGCAGCGTATAGTGCAGAATCTAGAGCACAGAGTGTTAATATGACCGGAACTAATTTTCAATGGGCAGTTGGTGGTAATTTATTGATCGATTGTACCGGAAAAAACTTTGAAGTTTTAGCAGCAAACATTGCCTTAACAGGTACAAATGATATGCATTTAAAAGCAACTACAGATTTACGATTAACTGGGGCACATCTAGATCTTGCTGCAAGTGACGGTTACATACAAGCATCAGCATCTGCAGGCGTATTTCTTAAGTCTGGATCATCTATAGTGTTAGAATCGGGAGGAGATACATCCGTTAATTCTGGTGCAGCAACTAGGTTAACATCAAAAGCAGCTACAAGTATAACTGGAACGGCTGGAATTAAAATGCAAGGAGAAAGCGGAAGAATTTCTATTGCAGGTAAAATTTTCCAAAAAGCAGGAGAAATACATCTTAATGGTGATGATCCTCCAGCACCTGATGCTGCTGAAAAAGATATTGATAATGCGAAAGAAGCTATTCCTGCTTCTCCTGCAGGCGCAGCAGCAAGTCCAGCGTCAGCGGGCGGCGGCCAAGAATTTCCGATAGATCTTGCAAACTATGTATATCCTAGTGATGCAGGTGGAACATTATCACCGACAGCACCAAATAGACAACCCTATGCATGGTCGGAGAACATGAATCCTAAAGTAGCTCATCCAGGAAATGCAGATGCTAGAAATAAATCTATAGAATATCCTTCAGGAAAGAAATATAACTTCGGAAGAATGGATGATTTTGATAATGTTTCTTATGAAGATGGAGGTAGCTCTGATGGTACAATTAATGTTGCTTACAAATTTGGAGCAGGACATCTTCCGAATGTAGGAAAATCTTATACATCAGTGCCGTTACATAGGGATTACCTTTCCAAACAGCCGTTAAATTGGACTAAAGATAAAGAATTTTTAAACAAAGTAGGACAAGTTGCTGGAAGTTTAGGAGTTGAAAAAGAAGATTTATTAGCTGTATTTGCTATAGAATCAACTAAAACTATGAATCCTAGTATACGAAGCCCCGGAGGAACTCGTGTAGGTTTAATTCAGATGGGAGAAAAAGAAGCAAAGTCTGTAGGAACTACAACGGCAAAATTAAGAAATATGAGCAGAGCTGAACAAATGGATTATGTTCAAAAGTATTTTCAATCTAGATCAAAAGGTAGTATTGACGGAGTTGGCGGCCTGTATCTACTAGTTGCTGCTCCTGCTAAAGCTAATACTCGAGGTGACCAAGAGATTTACAAAAAAGGTACAAAAGCCTGGCATCAAAATCCGTTATGGAGAGAAAATGGACCAAACGGTAAAATTACTAAAAAAAGCATAACAAAAGCAGTTGAAAAAGTAAAAGAATGGGTAAAAGCACAACTAGGTTCTGGATCAAATAATTCAGCTCAACAATCGGGTCAAGGTCCGAGACCTGCACAAACAGCACCTACAAATAGATCACCTTCGGTGCCTTCTCCGTCACCAACTCCTGGAATAAAATCTTATAATCCTTCGGCTAGTGGAACAAATGTTCCGTTTATTCGAAGAGATGGCAGCGGCGGACAAAATATTTAAAAAGGATAATTATTAGTATGGCAACAGTCGGATATGAAAATACTAGAATAGGTTCTACAAAAACTGAAGGACAACGTAAAGCATTAACCTCTAGAACATATAGAGGATTTAGTACAATTGAGTCCGATGTTCGCAATTCTGTATTGTATGATCTTGCATTAATTAAACAAGACCTTATTAATCATTTTCATATTCGTAAAGGCGAAAAATTAGAGAATCCAGATTTTGGAACAATTATTTGGGAATTACTTTATGAGCCATTAACCGATCAATTAAAAACATTATTAGTAAATGATGTTACACAGATTGTTAATTCTGACCCTAGAACAAAAGTTATAAAGACAATTGTTTCTCAAAAAGATAATGCTATTCAGATAGAAGTAACTCTTAATTATTTGCCCTATAATATACAAGAAACTATGCAATTTCGATTTGATCAGAAAAACGGCATAAAGTAAACTACCCACTTTATTTTTATAATAAATAAAGAAAACAAGGTAGTTAATTCATGTCAACAACCGGTCGTCAAAATAATCTTTTCCTCGCAGAGGATTGGAGAAAAGTATATCAAACCTTTAAGAATGCTGATTTTCAAAGCTATGATTTTGATAATTTACGCAGGGTAATGATTCAATATCTTCGAGAAAAATATCCTGAAGATTTTAATGATTATATTGAATCAAGCGAATATCTTGCTCTTATTGATTTGATAGCATTCCTAGGACAAAGTTTATCTTTTCGTATCGATTTAAATTCTCGTGAAAATTTTTTAGAGCTTGCTGAACGAAGAGAAAGCATTTTAAGATTATCACAATTAATCAGCTATAATCCTTCTAGAAATGTTTGTGCTAATGGATTACTTAAAATAGATTCTATATCTACAACAGAAGAAGTTATTGATGCTAACGGCAGAAATTTAGCCAGTCAGGAAGTTGTATGGAATGATAATACTAATAATAATTGGTATGATCAATTCGTTAAAATTATGAATGCTAGTATGATAGATGAAAATGAAGTTGGAATTCCGCTATCATATGATACCGTTGGAAATATATATTCTGAACAGTATAAAATTAACACAAATATTAATGAATTGCCTATTTTTAGTTTTTCTAAAATAATTGATGGTAGATCTCTTCCTTTTGAGATTGTGAGTACAACTATTAGAGATAATAGAATATTAGAGGAAACTCCTAAAAAAGGAAATAGTTTTTCTTTCGTATTTAGAAATGATTATAGGGGATACGGAAGTATTAATACCGGATGGTTTGCACATTTTAGACAAGGAACTATAATTAATAATACATTTACAATAAACAGTCCTACAACTAACGAAATAGTTCAGATTGAGGATGTTAATATTAATCAAGATGATGTTTGGCTATATCAATTAAGTCAAACAGGTGTAGAAGAGACTTTATGGACACAAGTACCTAGCACTATTGGTAATAACATAATTTATAACAGTCTTGATAAAACAATTAAAAATATTTACAAAGTTGAAACAAAAACAAATGATTCTATATCTTTAAATTTCGGTGACGGCATATTCGGCAATTTACCTAAAGGAAGTTTTAGATGTTATTATAGAACATCAAATGGATCAACTTACACAATAAATCCAAAAGATTTAAGAGGAATTAATATTACAATTCCTTATATTTCAAAAAAGAAAACAAACGAATTATTAAAAGTAACTTTTTCATTAAAATCAGCAGTTTCTAATGCTTCTATAGCTGAATCTAATGATGAAATAAAAGTAAATGCCCCAGCAAATTATTACACACAAAATAGAATGATAACCGGTGAGGACTATAATCTTGCACCGCTTAATGTAAGTCAAACTATTGCTAAAGTAAAAACAATTAATAGAACTGCTAGTGGAGTTAGTAGAAATTTTGATTTAATAGATCCTAGCGGAAAGTATAGTAAGGTTAGCTCATTTTGTACAGACGGAATAATTTATAGAGAAAATATTCAGAATTCTTTTGAGTTTAAATTTGTTAGTAGAACAGATATTAGTGACGTTATTAAAAATAGAATAGAACCGTTACTTAAATCTAAATTTATTAGAGATTTTTATTATGAATATTTTAATAGAATAATATTAACAGAATTAAATCCTAAATTTACTCAAGTAACAAGTGCTTATAATGAAACAACAGGATTTTTTTCAGACCCGGCAGATAATTTGCCTTTTAAAGTTGGTGGATATACTACTAGTAATTTAAAATATATTGAGCCTGGTGCATTATTAAAATTTGTATTACCTTCGGGACAATATTTTGATAAAGACGGAAAAATTGTTAATATTCCTACAAATACAACTACAGATAGAATATGGGCAAAAGTAACTACTATAGTAGGAGACGGAAGTGCTTCTGGATACGGTATATTATCATCAGGGTTTGGTCCTATAGTATTAAATGAAGTAATACCTACTACATCGGCATTAAATCAAATTATACCAAGATTTATTAGTAATTTAGATAGTGATATAGAATCGATGATGGTTGAGTTAATTTTTAATAATAAAAATTTCGGATTAAGGTATGATATTAATTTGAGAAATTGGCAAATAATATATGATAGAAATTTAGATATTATTAATAATTGGACACTAGGCAAGGCTGGTGATAATACAGGAAATAAATTAGATAGTAGTTGGTTACTAGCTTTTGAAACCGACGGTGAAACCTATACAGTTACATATAGAGGATTAGAATATTATTTTGAATCGATTAAGGAAAATAGATTTTTCTTTGATGGATCAAAGAAAATTTATGATGTATCTACTGGAAAGACACAAAAAGATATAGTTAATATTTTAAATTTTAATACAAAACCTAATTCATCCACATCTATTGGGAAAGATTACACTTTTGAAATTATTGGAACTACAGTTGAGGAAGAAGGCTATTCGAGTAGTAGAACAGTTAAATTAACTTTCTCTGATAGCGACGACGACGGAGTAGTTGATAATCCTGAAGCATTTAATATTATCGTTGATCCTGAAACAAATAATTTAAATCGATTTGTATTTTTTGAAAAATATATAACAGATGCATACATTGAAGATTATAGATATATGGTTGATGGTTTAGAAAAATTCATTGTTTTAAGAAGAGAAGATGACGTTCAATCATTGTTAGGATACAATGATGGACAATTATTCTATTTTTGGTCAACTGATTTAGTAAAAAAATTCGATAAAGCATTAAGTAAATTAATAATAACAACTGATTATTTTGTTAATGTTGGAAGAAATGATTTAAAGTTTCATTATTTACATAATGCAGATTCTAATTATAGGATTGATCCTAGTGCAAGTAATATAATGGATACTTATATACTCACTAAATCTTATGATTCAAGATATCGAAATTGGCTAAAAGGAAATATAGACGAAGAACCGTTACCTCCAAGTTCAACGGAATTGAAATTAAATTATGGTTCAGGTCTTGACGCAATTAAGAGTATTAGTGATGAAATTATTTTTCATCCAGTAAAATACAAAATTTTGTTTGGTACAATGGCTCATGCAAGATTGCAAGCATCATTTAAAATTGTAAAAAATAAAGAACAAATTATTACAGATAACGATATCAAGGCAAGAATTATACAATCTATAAATCAATTCTTTAATATCGATAATTGGGATTTTGGTGATACTTTTTTCTTTACAGAATTATCAGCATATGTAGTGAAAGAAGTTTCTCCTTTTATAACTACTTTTTTAATAGTTCCTACAAATAATGATCAAGTGTATGGTAGTTTGCAACAAATAACAGCAGCACCTAACGAAATTTTTATTAGTGGAGCAAAAGTAAGTGATATTGAGGTTATCGATGCAATTACGGCAGCAAGAATAAAAGCTCAAGGATATATTATAACTTCATCAACTTTTGATGTTAATACAACAAATTTACAAAGTTCAATTCTTTCAAAGTAAGCGGAGCAGATAGATAAATGGCCCAAGAAGATAACAACGAATTACCAGTTCCAATAAGTTTAGACGACCAATCTAATAGAAAAACTTATAGGCATTTACCTGCTTTTTTTAGAACTGATTCTAATAAAAAATTCCTTGGCGGAACAATGGATGTTTTTACACAACCGGGGTCATTAACTCGTTTAAGTTCATTTGTTGGACGTAGAGATATACCAAATTATTCATTCGACGACACATACATTCAAGAGACATCAACACCTCGACAATATTATCAGTTAGAACCGTCATATGTAAATGAAAACGATGTAACTGGTGAAGTTAATTGGTATGGCGATTATATTGATTATATTAATAGTTTAAAGTATTTTGGAGCTAATGTATCTAATCATAGTAAACTTAATAAAGCAGAAGCATACACCTGGAACCCTCATGTCGATTGGGATAAATTAGCAAACTATCGTGAATATTATTGGTTACCAAATGGTCCCGACCCTGTTACAATTTATGGAGAACTTGAAAAACAAGATTCAGAGTTTACGATTACCAGTATTGATCAGGGAGATAATATTGGGTATATCTTTACGCCAGATGGATTAACTGTTAATCCTAGACTTACTTTATATAGAGGGTTAACATATAGATTTAATATTAACACCCCAAATAAATTCTTTTCTATTAAGACACAAATACAAGAAGGCGATAGTTATTTTTATGATATCGGAGTTAGCGATAGAAAAGTTGAAGTAGGAACTATTGTTTGGACTATTCCATATGAAGCACCAGACATTCTTTATTATATGGATAATGATGATAAGAATACATTTGGTATCATAGATATAAAAAATATAGATGAAGCAAGAAGATTAGATGTTGAATCAGAAATTGTCGGAAAGAGAACTTATACCAATAGTTTTGGAATTGAATTTATAAATGGACTTAAGGTTAAGTTTGAAGGTCAAATTACTCCTAAAGAATATTTAGAAGATTTTTGGTATGTTGAAGGAGTTGGCGATAGAATCAAATTAGTTTCTAGTAGAAATTTAGAAGCTCCTGCTACTTTTACACGAAGTTTAGATGTTCCCTTTGATGATCAAGGATTTGATAGTTTACCGTTTGATAATGCAGACAATTATCCTAATGTTAGAGATTATCTTGTTATAAACAGATCTTCTAGAGATAGAAATAATTGGTCTAGAGGAAATAGATGGTTTCATAGAAATGTATTAGAAACATCTGCTAAAGCAAATAATTCAAATCCAATTTTAGATCAAGAGTCGAGAGCTATCAGACCAATTATAGAATTTGAGTCAGACTTAAAGTTATTCAATCATGGTTGGCGATCAAAGGGTGACGTAGATCTAGTAGATACATTTACAACAGATGTATTCTCAATCATCGAAGGAAGTACAGGATATTTTGTAGACGGCGAGAAATTACTTCCCGGATATAGAATACTTTTTACAGCAGATCCAGACATTCTAGTAAAAGGTAAGATCTTCGAAGTTAAACAGATTTTAAATGTTAATGTTAATGCTGATGAGCAAATTACAGTTTTATCAACAAAGGCATCAAATGATACTATATCGGTTACTACTACAGAAAAATTTCGTGTTGGACAAAAAGTTCAGTTTACAGGAACTGTAGTTGGCGGGCTAACAGCAGGAACAGTTTATTATATAAGTCCTACTAATTTTACTTCAACTACTTTTTCGGTTACAACTAACACAAGGTTTCCAACACAATTAGTTCAATTAACTGATTCTGCAATATTAACTATGAAAGTTTCTGTGGTTAGTAATAGAGCAACTTCTAGAAAATTACAATTAACTTTACAACAGGTTGAGGATACTGATCCTGTTGAAGGCGAAAATGTTTATATTACTAAGGGTAAAGTTTATAAGGGGTCATCGTTTCATTACACAAATGGTGAGTGGAAAATATCTCAAAAGAAAACAAAATATAATCAAGCTCCTTTATTTGATTTGTTTGATGAAGAACTTGATAGTTTTTCTGATGTTACAAAATATCCCTATAATACTTTTTCTGGAGTAAATCTTTTTAGATATAAAGTAGGAACAGGAACTAATGACACACAATTAGGATTTCCATTAGTTTATAAAAATATTAATAATATTGGCGACATTGAATTTGAATTTGATTTACAAAATACTTCGTGGACGTACATAGGTAATAATAATGAATTACAAAATCTAAATTCTACAAATGCATTTTTAAGAAGATATACATTAAATGAAAAATTTGATTATAGTAATGGATGGGTTAAAACTGATAGGCCTCTAGAGCAAAATGCAGTTAAGATTTTAAAGATTGAACAAAATACATCTTTAATTCCTATCGATTTGTTTAATGATAATAAGAAAATTTATGAAATAGAAGAAGCTAATAGAATATCTTCTCTAGCAAATTTTTATATTGCAAAACAGGACAGTTCTAATAGAGATTTAAATGATTCTCAATATTGGAATATATTTGATTATAAAACATTATTCAAAGGAGAGTGGGTCAGCACAGAAAAATATCTGCAAGAAGATATTGTAAGATACAGAAATTTTATATATGTTTGTATTGCTGATCCTATGGAAGATACTACAGGACAATTACCATCAGATACAAATTATTGGAAATTGTTATTCAAAGGTTTTCCAAATCGAGGAGATTTTTCTAGAGCTGTTTCTTATGAGATAGATGATATAGTTAGATTTGAAAAGAATACATATATCTGCATAGAAACAAATAAAGGATTATCACCTACTAATTTAGTATACTGGAAAAAGTTAATTGCAAATAACTCAACTTATTTAGGAGAATTTAATCCAAATCAAAGATATGTAGCCAATGATATAGTAAGTTACGGATTATATCTTTACATTGCTAAAAAAGAGACAATGGATTTAACCCAATCTAAAAGTTATATTCCTTTCGATATCACCTATTGGAATCAACTTTCTTCGGGAACGTCATATCCTAATTATTACAGTAAGAAAAAATTATATAAAACAGGTGATATTGCAGTTTTTGATAAAAGACCAAAACTTGATTACAGAATTAGAGTTTACGTCAATGACAAGAAAAGAACAGATGTTAGTATCATAACGATTGAGGGAATAGTTTATATAAAGTTTGATAATGAACTATTAATCAATGATAAGGTTGTATATAAGATAAGGACATTATCTCTTAAAAATCTTAAAGGTTACTATGAAATTCCAACCAATTGGCAAAATAACCCATTCAATGATGTTATAGAGAATTTTACATTAGGAGAAGTAACTGATCATGTTAGATCAATAATTGAAAATACTCCCGATTTCCTAGGAGATTATCCTGGTATTAGTAATCTATCAAATTTAGGTCATATTTCTCAATTTGGTCGTAAATTTATGCAACATTCGGGATCGATGCCATTATCATCATATTTGATGATCGATAAGGATGTAAATCTAATAAAGGCATTAAGATGGAATGCAGTAGAATATACACAATTCAAAAAAGAAATTTTGTTAAAAGCTACTACTACAGCATTTGACGGATCGATAAGAGAGATTGTTGACGACTTATTGCATTCATATTCTGGGGCAAAATTTAATGAAAAATCACCATTCTATTTTTCAGATACACTTGCTTATGGAGCAGCATCTGTAAGAGAATATAGTGTTGTTGATCCTAGATTTCCAGTTTTTGTTATTGACAGTGTATTTGATATAACAAGTCAAAAGACTAGAGCTATTTTAATATATGTTAATGAGGAACAAATTCTTTACGGTAAGGAATATGAATTCAGTACAGACGATACTTTTGTTACTATAACAAGACCATTAAACATTGGCGATAAGATATTAATTAAAGATTATTCTAGTACAGATGGATGTTATATTCCTGCAACGCCTTCTTCTTTAGGATTATATCCTTTATATGAACCTAGAATATATAAAGACGATACTTATCTAAATCCTAATTATATTGTTGAAACGGTTGTTGAAGTTGATTCTTCAAATAATTCTTTTATCACTGGTTCGTCTCATAATTTAGAAATTGGAGATGCAATATCATTTAAGGAAACAGACATTGACGGAGTTTCAAATAAATTAGTTTATTATGTTTTATCGATTATCGATGGAAATACTTTTACATTATCGAAAACAAAAGAAGAAATAGATCCGGTCATTATAACTAAAAGCATTAGAGTAAACATGCGAATAATGTTTGCTGATACTTCTTTATATAAAATTCCAGATACAAGTGTTACAGTTATTCAAGGACACGACGGAAGTATAATTAAAACTTATGGTGATTATCGCGATGAAGTTATTCTTGAAATAGAAAAAAGAATTTTTAATAACGTACGTGTACATTACGACCCGAAAATTTTCAATATTCATGATATATTAACTGGATATTACAGAAGAAATGATTTTACTAAAGCAGAAATTAATAATATTTTGTTAAGTGAATTTTTAAGATGGAATTCTATTTCTAAATTTGATTTTAATTCTAACAATTATTTTATAGATGAAGAATCTTTTACTTACAATTATAATCAAAGTATAGCACCTAATGGTGTTGAAACACTTTACGGGTATTGGAGAGGAATTTACAAATATTTTTATGATACTGATCGTCCTCACAGTCATCCTTGGGAAATACAAGGATTTACTATTAAGCCTATATGGTGGGACGATGTATACGGCTCTGCTCCGTATACAAGTGATAATAAAATCATGTGGGACGCTATTGAAAAAGGATTAATTAATGATCCTATTAATAAAAGAATCGATTTGCGATATGCTAGACCCGGAATGGGAAATTATCTACCAGTTAACGATCAAGGAATTCTTATAAGTCCATTAGAAAGCGGATTAGCACAAAGATTTGCTAAAGTTAATTCTAAAGGAAGATATACATTTGGAGATCAAGCACCAGTAGAAACAGCATGGAGAAGATCTAGTGAATATCCATTCTCTGTAATGATACTTTGCTCCATTTTAAGAGGCTCTGAATTTATAGGAAAGATGTGGGATAGATTTTCTATCAAACGCAATCTTGTTGGACAAATTTATTCTACAATAACTAATAAAAAAATAAATCCAAAAGAGTTAGTTTTTGCTAACACCATAAGCAATAATACTAGATCTATTACAAGTGGTTTAGCAAACATTATTGACGAATATGTTAAAAATCAAAAGAATATAGATCATAATTATTATAAAAAGACGTTAACATCGTTAAATGTAAAACTTGCTTATCGTCTCGGAGGGTTTACAAGTAAAGAAAAAATTAAAGTATTACTTGATAGTCGTACTCCTAACTCTTCTGGAACAATCTTCTTACCGCAAGAAAATTATAAGATTTTTTATAATAAAAGTGCCCCAGTAAGTACTGTTAATTACAGTGGTGTGATAATAGAAAAGATTTTTATCACAGATGAAATAGATGGATATCGTATTGACGGATATGATAAAGAAAGAAATAGTTTTGAAATATTTGTACCTCGCAAGTCAGCATATGATCCTGTTTTTAATGTAGGAGGAGTATCTGAAAATTATGTAGAATGGGATACTAACAACTATTATAAAAAAGGACAAATTGTAAAAACTGCAATTTCAGAATTTTTTAGAGCTAAAATAAATCACACGTCGTCTGCAACTTTTGAATCGGATGTTGTTGATAAATGGCAAAAGTTACCTTTCTTACCTTTAAAAGGTGGAAGAGATGCTATTAGAAGAACTAAATTTAAAACAGATTCTGCGGTTAGAATTCCTTATGGAACGGTCTTTACTGATATACAATCAGTAGTTGATTTCTTATTAGGGTATCAAGAAAGATTAAGAGATTGGGGATTTGAGTTTGAACAATTTAGTAAAGATCTTGAATTACCTCTTAATTGGTTAACTAGTGCTAAAGAATTTATGTTCTGGACTTTACAGAAATGGCCTTCTGGTAATACTACTACGCAAACTCCAGGATCTATAATAACTTTAAGTCCGGCAGCAAATTATTTAAAATTTAAACCAACTATCAATGCTAGTGTTGATAATCTAGATGCTGATTTTTACGAATATTCGATATTCAAAGCAGACGGAAAACCATTAAGATCGGACCTAACTAACATTTATAGAGAAGATAATGGGTTTGAGATTAAACCAGCAAGTGATACAAAAGACGGAATTTATCATATAAGAACAAACTTAGTTTATCAAGAACATGTTTTATTATTTGATAATATTTCTATTTTTGGTGATGTGATATATGATGTTGTTCCTGGATATAGACAAGGAAGAATTAAATTAGTAGGGTTCAAAACTAATAAATGGGATGGCAGTTATTATACTCCGGGATTTATGTATGATAATGCAACTATATTAGATTGGGAACCAAACACTGATTATAATATGGGAGATGTTGTAAAATATCAAAATTATTATTTTACTGCATTAGAAAAAATATATGGTAGTGTAGATTTTGAATATTCTAATTGGAAAAAATTAGATGAAAAACCCGAGCCTTCTTTGATATCTAATTTTGATTATAGAGTAGAAGAATTTAGAGATTATTATAGTTTAGAGGCTAGTAACTTTAATACCGACCAACAAAATTTAGCAAGACATCTTACAGGTTATCAACCTAGACAATATCTTGAAAATATAATAGTAAATGATGTTTCTCAATATAAATTTTATCAAGGCTTCATTAAAGAAAAAGGAACTTTTAATAGCGTTACAAAACTTTTTGATGCACTTCGTGCAAGTGGATTCAGTTCTATAGACCTTAAAGAGGAATGGGCATTTAAGGTTGGAGATTTTGGAGCATCGGATGCTTTTACTGAAATAGAATTTAAATTAGACGAAGAAAAATTTGTCCAAAATCCTCAAAACGTGGTACTAACAAACGGGCCACAAGATTTTTCTGATTCGTCAATTTACAATATTACAAAATTAGACACGGTTAAAAAACCTGTTTCTTATGAGTCAAAACCATTTAAGATGAAATCTCTAGATTTTGATAAAATTGATTATGGTATATTCAAATATAGGACAGCAGGTTATGTAAATCCAGAAGATGTTGATCACATAGTATTTGATGAAAATAGTTTGTTTAATTACGATCTTACTTTATTAAATCATAGAGACAAAATCTGGATAGGAAATACTCCGAATGGAAACTGGAATGTTATGGAGTATTTTAATACTAAAAAGATAATTATAAATTGGGAACGAATAGTAAATGTTATCAATTTATATATTGACGGAGATATTAGTGATATTCAAATAGGTAATATAATAACTATTAGAAATCTTTTCTTACTTGACGGTATCTATAAAGTTGTTAATGTATTTCAAAATGTAATTCAAATTTTTACATCAAATGTAACAATTTCAAAAGCATCAGATGATAGTACATCGGGTTTATTGTTTAAATTTGTTTCAGTAAGATATCCTACAATTAATAATGTTACGGTTAGTAGTTATAACGAAGCCAAAATTAGAGGAGAAAAGATTTGGATTGATGCTGACTATGATAATTCTTGGAAAGTTTTATCGAATGAAGATGTTTTTACTGAAAGAAATATAATTCCTCCAACATTTATAAGAAATTCAGTAAAAGATTCACAAAATGGTTATGATGTAAAGATTAGCGAAAATAAAAAATATATGTTTGTAGGTGTTATAAACAATAAAAACGGTGCAGTTATTGTTTATTCTAGACCTAATAATACAGGAAATTGGGCATTTTTACAAACAATAAGGCTTCCAGAAGATTTTAGTACAATTACAGGAAATGAGAAATTTGGATTTAGTATAGATGTTTCCGGAGACGGCGAAATTCTAGTTATCGGTGTTCCAGGAATGACAAACATAAAAACTAAATTTAAAGGAAATTATAACGAAACTTTAGATTATAATAAAGATGATGTTGTTAGATATAATGAAAAATTATATAGAGCACTACAAAAAATTAATCCAGATGGATCTACATTATCAATTACTGATCCACTTGATTGGGAATTAGCATCTGAAACATATGAAGTCACAACATCTGGGGTACCGAGTGGATTAAACAATCAAGGTGCAGTTTTTATATACAAATACAATCAAGCAAGTAGACGTTATTATGAAAGAGATAATTATACAACTATTAAAGAAATAACTACGCCTTTAGGAGTAGTAAATTTTGAATCAACTAGAGAACAGATCATTTGTTCTTATGAACCGCAAAACAATGAAAAGTTTGGATCGAAGGTAAAACTCTTTAAAGATGGTGATAATTATTGGCTCTTTGTAACTAGCGAAAATTATAATAATGGAACAGGTAGAGTACAAGTATTTAGAAGAACTGAAGACGGTAGATGGGTATATAACGAACAATGGAATTTAGATATTTCATATGATAGCATTAATATAAACTATGATATGCAGATTGTAGAACCTAATTACATTACTGTTTATCCAGGAACAAACAGTAGATTTGGATATGATATTGCATTTGATGGATTATTATTATTAATATCGGCACCATTTTTAGATTCTGGTGTAGTCTATGTCCTAGAACTTCAAAGAGATCGTAAAACATTCCAAATAATTCAAGTTATTGATAGGTATACTATTAATAATGGATTTATGGTCAATAATGCTGGAGAGAATGCATTTTTAAATGATAATGATTATTTTGGCTACAGTATGTCATTTAAGAATGGACTATTATTTGTTACATGTCCTAACAGTGATCTAAATAATACAAACGTGGGATCTGTTTATCAATTTTCTTATTCTGGTAGAGACAGTTCGTTATTTGTCTTCACGTTAGATAAAATTATACTTCCTCCGTCGTTCATACAAAATGAACGTTTTGGAATGAAAGTAGATATTAACTCAAAAAATGATACATTGGCAATATCTGCTGCCGGCGGAAATGTTATATTAGACACTACATTTGACACATATATTGATAGACTATCGTTTACATTTGATTCAACGAGAAATTATGAACTTGATCCTAATAGTGGCGTATCAGAATTTACTACTACTTTTGATAATAGTTCAACTGCTTTCTTTGATAAAATTCCTTATACAGGAGCAGTCTATATTTTTAATAATTTTAATAATACATTTTTATATGCAGATAAATTATCCCCAATTGATAACTTATATACAGGAGATAATTTTGGTTTTTCTTTATCAATTGTTGATGATTCGATTGTTGTAGGAGCCCCAAGTAAAGAATATAATAATCGTGTCACGGGAATGGTATATGTCTTTGACTATAACGAAACTAGCTGGAAAGTAAAAGAAAAACAGAGCGAATTAGTTGATATAGAGAAATTTAAAAAAGCATTTATATATGATTCGAAAGAAAATAAATTAATCGATAATCTTGATTTTTATGATCCGGTAAAAGGAATTATTCCAGGCCCGGCAGAACAAGAAATCAGATATAAGACAATGAGAGATCCTGCTGTATATGAATATACAGAGAATACAGAAGTTATCACAGATACATCACAACCTTGGTCAGATGATCATATTGGAGAGTTATGGTGGGATTTATCTAACGTAAAATGGATATGGTACGAGCAAGGAACTACAACATTTAGAAATAATTCTTGGGGAACAATATTTCCTGGATTTAGTATAGATATTTACGAATGGGTAGAAACTACGTTATTACCGTCGGAATGGTTAAAAGAAGTCACTTTACAAGTAAGGAATTCTACTATTAGTGGAATACCAATTTATACAAATGATATTACTTATAGTACAAAAATAAAATATGACAAGTATACAGGATTAACAACTACTTATTATTATTATTGGGTAAAGAATAGAACAACTGTTCCTCGTGTAAACTTTAGAAGTATACCAGCAGCTGATGTAGCACAACTTATTGCAGATCCAGCAGCAGTAGGCTATAAATTTATAGCTATTACAAGCAATAGTAGTTTTTCATTGTTTAATATAGAATCAAATCTAAAGGATACACAAACACATTTAAATGTTCAATTTTATGAAATAGATAATACCGAATTATTAGTTCATAGAGAATATGCTTTATTAGCAGAAGATGATCCAACTACAGTTATACCTTCTTTAATAGAAAATAAATGGTTTGATAGTCTCATAGGATATAATGAAAGAGGACAACCTGTTCCTGATACACGATTAAGTTGGAGAGAAAGATTTGGATCTAGTTATGAACCTAGACAATCTTGGTTTGTTAATAGATTTGAAGCATTGAAGCAATATTTTGAATATGTTAATCTAATCTTAAAGAAAAATCAGATAGTTGATAATATTAATTTTACAAAATTAAAAACATTTTCTCCACCACCTGTATTAAATCAACTAGAGTTTGCTGATAATCCTTGTCAAATTGATCAAATTGTTGATATAGAAGATGATTTAAGATTTATTAGTATTTTAAAATTAGCAACAGCTAAAGTATCTCCTACTATTATAGATGGAAAGATTGTTTCGGTATCTGTTACTAATCCCGGATATGGTTACAAAACTCCTCCGTCAATTAAAATATTAGGAATAGGAACAGGAGCAAAATTAAAAACAATTATTGATTCATCAGGAAGAGTAGTTTCTGTAATAGTAATTAAAACAGGACAAAATTATGAAGATATTGCAACTACCTTAAAAGTGAGAAATTATTCTGTATTAGTACAGTCTGACGAATCTTCTGATGGAAGATGGAGCGTATATGATTGGAGCGGCGATACAAAAAAGAGATGGAACAGAATTAGAACTCAAGCATATAATGTATCTCGTTATTGGAACTATGTTGATTGGTATGCACAAGGGTATGATATAAATTCCGAAATCGGTTTTCAAGTTGAAAGGACAGTAGACTTGTACGGAATACTTGCTGAAATAGGAGATGTAGTTAAGGTAAACAATGTTAACGGAAGCTGGCTCTTATTAAAAAGAAAATCTATTACAGAGACTCCTGATTACATAGATGACTATGAAGTAATAGGAAGACAAAATGCTACTATAGAATTTTCTGATAAATTATACAATTTAAATAAAGATTTAGGATATGATATAAAATTTAGTTATGATTTAAATTTATATGATCAAACACCTACAGTAGAATTAAGAATAATATTAAAGGCTATTCGTGATGATATTTTAACAGATGATTTAAGAATTGAATATATAAAATTATTTTTTAATAATATAAATTATGCACTAAACGAAAATCTATTTGTAGATTGGGTATTTAAGACTAGTTTCTTAAGACTAAATCATAATGTAGGAACATTAAAACAAAGAATAACTTTTCAAAGTGATGAACTTCCGAGTTATCAACAATATATTGAAGAAATTAAACCTTATAAGAGTAAAATTAGAGAATTTTTAGATTCTTATCAATATATAGATCCTTCTTATAGTCAGACAACTGATTTTGATTTATTCTCTTCATATAACTATAGTACAAAACAGATTGAAAGAACTACTGTTAATACAATTAATATTGAAACTTATCCTTGGAAAAGTTGGTCTGATAATCATTTTTATGAAATTACAGAAATTGAAGTTTATGATCAAGGTGACGGATATATTTCTAGACCTAAAGTAATAATTACTGGGGACGGTAGAGATGCATCTGCAATTGCCTATATAGCAAAAGGAAAAGTTTATAAGATTGTTGTAGATAATCCTGGTTTTGGATATAGTTCAGCTCCTATTGTTTATATAAGCGGAGGCATTGATGAAACAAATAACAGATCAGTTAGAGCAAAAGCTATTGCAAAAATTGGTAATTGTCTGGTTAGAACTAATAATCTGTCAATAAAATATGATAGAATATCTCCAACGGTTACTGTAGATAATTTACAATATGTTGATACATTTAAAGGAACAGGTAAACAGAAAAGATTTAAATTAACATATGCTCCTGATCCTAAAAAAATAAACTTTAATATTCTAGTTAATAATATTGAAGTATACGGTTCAGCTTTTGATGTTGAAATTGTAGAAACTTTACACGACACTTATAAAGCGTTAGAAGGGTATGTTGTGTTTGCTACTGCTCCTTCTGCTCCGATTACTAGTATCAATAATATCAGAATAGAATATGATAAGAATATCAGATTATTTGACGCAGCAGACAGAATAGAGAAATCATACAACCCAACTACTGGAATGTACGGTAAAGAATTGGGTCAATTAATGACCGGAGTTGATTATGGTGGAGTTCAATTAACAAGCATCGACTTTGAAATTGGCGGCGGCTGGGACGTTCTTCCTTGGGAAAATTCATCATGGGATAATGTAATAACAACTAACGATGATTATGTTATCAAAGTTGATACAGATTCTACACATTCATGGAATTTACCATATGTACCTGCTAGAGGTGAAGTTATTAATGTTTATATTAATGATATAAGAGTTGACGATCCGTATTTTAATCTTTACGACGGTAGTACTCCACAAGAAAATGGTTTATATGAAGCACCAACAGGAATTATAATGAATTCATTTGTTGGAGATGGATTCAACAATGAAATTTTAATTCCTTATTCATACGAATTTGTTCCAAATACTTATATAACTTTCCGTAAAAGTACTAGTGATGGAACTATTCTTCCAACAGATAGAAGTTTACTTGATACATTTGTTGAAGGTGGTGATTTAGCATACTCAACTGCTAAAGGAATAAATGCAGAAGAAATAATAATAGACGGCGACGGATTTGTAACATTAGATACAAGCCATGGCCCAGAAGAATTGGTACAAGGTCAAGTTGTTGATACATTAGAAATAAATGTGTATCATGCACCGTCAGATGGCGGTCCTAATGTTTTAGTAAAAAATTATACAGGTGATGGTATTACAAAAACTTTTGATGTTGGACACAAATTAACAACAACTAGTGGAATAATTGTAATATTAAATGATAAACTTTTGATTAACGTAGATGATTCTACATCTGTACCAGATAATGATTACAATCACTATAAAGTAAACTTTAAAGAAAATACTATTACTTTAAGTAATATTCCTGCACAGGGAGATAAACTTTCTATAGTGTCTATAGATACAGCCGGGTATGATATATCTGAAAAGATAAGTTTTGTTGGTGATGGATCAACTACAAGCTTCTTAACAGGTTCTCGTTACGATAATGGGGATATAAGTGGATTTGTCACTATAAACGGAGTTTCAACTGATTTTAATTTATTAGAAAACATAAGTCAAATTAAAGTTCCTTTTAGAGATATTATAGTAGGAAGAAAGTATAGAATTATCGATTCTGGAACCGAAGGATTTGAAACAGATTTTAGATTAATTGGTGCAGCTGATAATAGTCCTAACACAGTTTTCACTTCTACAAGTGACGGATCTAAATTAACAGGAAACGGAACAATAGCTTATAATGTTACAGGAAATGCTATTATTTCTTTTGATGAGGCTCCAGCTGATGGCGATATTATTAATATAATAGTATTCAAAGGAACAGTTACAAAATGGAGTGAAATAACAACTCAAGATATTCCTATAAATTATAACTACGGAAATAATAAAGATCAAATTCAATATGAATATCCGTTAAATCCTTTGCCTGCGGTGTTAGGACCGTTAAGTGCAATGGCATTTGTTATAATAGATAATAAATTTTTACAAGCCCCAGATTATGAGCATTATATATACGACGGTAACTATTTGCAAATAAATGATTTAAGATATCTTCCAAGATCCTTAAAACCGCAAGATATTGATGTCTATAGGGCTGGAAATAAATTGACGCCAATTAAAGATTATACTCTTAATAGCGAATTAGGTACAGTTACACTTGTAGAAGATGTAGCACAAATAGGTGATGAAATTACTATTGAAATATATAAATTTGCAGATTTCCGAATAGATGTTAAAGGTTGGGATGGATCTAGCTTTACACAGTTATCAGTAATATTAAGTCCGTCGTACTTAGTAACAACTCAACAGATGATGAGAGTAATAACATTTACTAACCATGATATAGTTAAAATAAAAACATCTAATGTAGGATTTAGATTTAATACTGGATATGACGTTTTAAGATATGATATAGTACAATTTGATATTTTAAGCACATCTATTAATACTAGTGGTATATTTAACTTGCCAAGAACTGTAGGAAATACTAGTGGAGTTTTTGTTGCTCTCAATAGAAGATTATTAGCACCAAATGTTGATTATGTTGTTCTTGATAATAAAAATCAAATTAAAGTATTATTACCAGACATTTTAAGTGGTAGTGATTATATTCAAATAATAACATTTAATGATAAAACAGTTCAACCAAGTTACGGATTTAAGATTTTTAAAGATATGATGAATAGATATTCATATAAAAGATTAGATGACAGTACTACTACAAAACTTTTACAAGATTTAACATATCTAGATACGAGAATTGTTGTAGAAAATGCAAATGTATTACCTACACCAAATAGATCTTTAAATCTTCCGGGAGTAATCGAAATTGACGGAGAACGTATTGAATATCTAGTTAAAGAAGGAAACGTTCTTCGTCAACTTCGAAGAGGTACACTAGGAACAGGAATTAAAACATTCTATTCTGTAGATACATTAGTAAAAGACTTCGGAGTTGAACAAACAATTCCTTATAGTGATAAAGAGATGAAAAAAACATACTACGGAGATAAATCTACTCAAATGTTCGAATTAGATTTTGTTCCAATTAATAACGGAGTAGTTAATTACTTTAAAGAATTTGGATATGTTTATAAGAGTTCTTATAATGAATTATACACATATTCTACAAATGATGTTGTAGTGTTTGAAGGAAGTTATTTTGTAGCACAGAACACAACTATAGGAAATACACCAGTTGTTGGAGATAACTGGGTTTTTTGGAGTGATATTGTTGATAGTGTATATCCTTATACAATAAGTAGTAGCTACGAAGGAATTTACTCATCTGATAGAAAATATTATTCCGGTGATTATGTCAAATATAAAGGGTCATTTTATGAATGTAAAAAAGATGGAACAGGAAAAATTCCAGGAAAAGATATAGAATATTGGATTCTTTATAATTTAGGTGTTGATGTTAATTGGTATAGATCAACAATACCTGATAACTATGGTCAATGCGACGAAATTGAAGTTTTTGTTGCAGGAAGAAGATTAAGGAAAAATCCTATTACTGTGTATGATCAATCTTTAGGCCAAGACAGTTATAATGGAGCGGGGGATAAGATAATTGAAGCAGAATTCTCCGTAGACGGAATTAATAATCGTGTAAGATTGACTGAAATACCTCAATCAGGACAGCTGGTTGTTATAGTTAGAAAAAATGGTAGAATATGGCAAAATGCAGATGAAACAAATTCATTAGTGTTTAGTCCTACATCTATAGCTAGATTCTTAAGAGCAAAACAGGTAAATTTACCAAGGTAAATAAAGATGAACAAAAAAGTTAAAAAAACCAAGATATTAACCCAGGAAGTGAAAATGCCAAAAATGCCCGACGAAAAAGGCCCTTTCCATATAGAAGGACATATTAAGATTTTTGATCCAAAGAGTGGAGAAATATTTGTTAATAAAAGAAATGCTATTCATTATGAAAATATGAGTATAGCATTAGCTGAAAGTTTGGCTAATTCTGGACAAGGGTATATATACGAAATGTCGTTTGGAAACGGCGGCACAACAGTAGATCCTACTGGTATTATAACTTATCTTACACCAAATACTGTTGGAACAAATAGTTCATTATATAATCAAACATATACTAAAGTTGTAGATGATAGAAATTCAGCAAATTTAGATCCTGTAAGAAATAAAATAGAAACAAGACACGTTACTGGTACAAGTTATACTGACATTGTTGTTTCTTGTTTACTAGACTACGGAGAACCTTCGGGTCAAGAAGCGTTTGATAATGCAGCAGATATTAATAATTTATATACTTTTGATGAATTAGGATTAAAAGGATATGATCCTGATAATGTACCTAGTTCAACAGGTAAACTTTTAACTCACGTTATTTTTCACCCTGTTCAGAAGAGCTTGAACAGATTAATTCAAATTGATTATACAGTTAGAATACAAAGCCTATCGGGGTTTAATGCATAATGGCCTACTATAACGTCAAATACACCGACAACACTAAAGATCCTATTAGAGTTAATGATAGCGATTTTAATTCAGAAACTTCTATATCTATTCCTGGTAGAAATCAAAGAGGATATGGTCCAGTTATTGCTGAAAACTTTTTACATCTTTTAGAAAACTTTGCTAATACCACAGCCCCTGCAAAACCGATTGAGGGACAAATATGGTATGATACAACCGAAGGAGTTCAAGAATTAAAAGTTTATGATGGAACTCAGTGGAAATCATCAGGATCATTAAAGAAAACAGCTAGTACTCCTAGTTCTGCAATAACAGGAGACTTATGGGTTGATACAGATAATCAACAATTATTTCTTTTTAATGGAGCAACTTGGGTATTAGTTGGGCCTACATTCAGTAGTGGATTAAGAACTGGATTAGTAGCAGAAACAGTTATAGATGTTAATGATTTAGATAGAGTAATCTTAAAAACATATGTACAAGATCAAGTTGTTTCTATTTATAGTGCTGATAGTTTTATTCCTAAATCAGCTATTTCAGGTTTTACAGAAATTAAATCAGGACAAAATTTAAGTTCTTCAATAACATTAGATTCGATAACATATAATCCTAAAGTATATGGTGTAGCAGAAAAGGCAGAAAACTTGCTTGTCGAAGGAACAGTAGTATCGGCTGCATCCTTTTTAAGAAAAGATAAAGCAAACATTACTAATGCTGCTTTAACTGTAAAAGTTGATCAAGGAATTTCAACAGGAAGTGAAGGTCAATTACGTCTATTAGTTGATTCAAATGCTACTGGAAATATATACCATTCAACTCCGGATTCACAATTTGATATTCGAATTAACTATAGAGGAGAAGTTACTACACTTTTTAGAGCTTCATCTAACGGCAACATTGGAATAGGAATTAATAAACTTGATCCTTCTTATACATTAGATGTTGATGGTACTTCCAGGTTTACTGATATTTTAAAAATTGATTCTACTTACGATACAACAGATTCACCCGGCGCCTCAATACAAATAGCAGGCGGAGCAAAAATAAACAAAAGTTTAAATGTAACGGGTCAAACTCTTATAAGGAAAGGTTTGAGAATTGGATCTTATGTTTCCGAAATTTCTAACGAAGTTTATAGTGATAATGTAATAACACCGTTAGCTAACGGAATTTTTGATATAGGAACATCGGATCTTAAATTTAGAAATATTTATGCTAATAAGTTTTATGGAGATCTTGAAGGTAATATTACTGGAAATATTAGCGGAACATCGAACATAGCAAATAGATTAACTTCTGGTACAACATTTAAAATAAAAGGTGATGTTGAAACAGAAGAGGATATAACTTTTGACGGGTCTACAGGAGGCAATCTTAAAGAATTTGTAACAACTATTAGTTCTACATTTATAGATAACAAGCCAGAATTTACAGATGTTAACGGATCTGATGAGTTTTTAGTTTTTAGATCTAATACCGGTGTACTAGGAAAAATGTATAGAAGTACATTATTTCAACAAATTTCTACGATTCCAGTTGGAACTATATTGCCGTTTGCTGGAGAAATTATACCTTTAGGATATTTGTTATGTGACGGAAGCGAAAAAGCTAGAGCGTCTTATCCTGAACTTTTTGCAATTATTGGATATACATATGGAGATCCTGCATTCTTAACTGGCGATGTTACATTTAGATTACCTGATTTAAGAGGTAGATTTCCAATCGGTCGAAATACTATGGATAATGCTGATTCAATTGAAACTATTACTGGGCTAGTAGATAGTAATACTCAAGCAATCAACCCTGCATCTCAAGCAACAGAATCAAATGCAGGAATATTAGGAAATTCAAGTGGTAATCCTTCAAAAACCTTAACTGTTGATAATATTCCTGAACATCAACATTCTTTAACAGATGAATCAAGTCCAGCAAACGATTATTTTACCATAGCTAACCGTGGCGGTTCTCCTGAGTCTCCAAATGCATCTGTTGAAAACGGATTACAAATAGATACAGCTTCTCAAGTATACGACAGAACTAACGGAATTTATGGAAGAGCAAATACATTTGCAACATCTCCCATTAATATTATGAATCCTTATCTAACAATAAATTACATCATCTATACAGGAAAGTTTACATAATGGCATATACTATTAATAAATCTAACGGCGACTTACTTATTACATTAATTGACGGGCAGTTAGATAATACTACAACTGACCTTACTTTAATAGGTAAAAATTATACCGGATTCGGTGAACAACTTAATGAAAATTTTGTTAAATTATTAGAAAATTTTTCAGCAACAACCGAACCAGATAAGCCTATTATAGGACAGTTGTGGTATGACTTAACCACTGCAAGATTAATGGTATATACTACGACAGGATGGAAAGCTGCCGGCGGTCCGATAGTACAAAGTCAATCTCCTCTTAATTTTTCTACTGGTGATATATGGATAGATAATAATGAAAATCAAATGTGGTTTTACGATGGAACAGATCTAATATTAGCGGGACAAATTTGGAAACGAACACAGGGAAAAACTGGATTTGTTGCTGAAACTTTATTTGATTCAAATAATAATGCAAAACCTGTACTATTTTTATATGTAAGAGATTCGTTATTAGGAATATTTTCAACAGAACAATTTACTCCTATTCCTCCGATTGTTGGTTTTGCAACAATTAAAAAAGGATTTACAGCAAATTCTGGCATATCATTTACTTTTGATACTACAGTTAAAAATGCAGAAACTTTAGATAATCTAGATCCTTCTAGGTTTATGAGAAGCGATGTATTAACAACAAATGATCAGAAAATTTTCATTCAGAATAATGCCGGATTAACTATTGGTGCAAATCAATCGGTAGATTTTAAAGTAATTGGAACAACTGCTATATTTGAAAATGTTTTAAGTGGCGGGGACATAGCTATTAGAACTAATTCTGATACAGAAACTTTTGATGCTATCTATGTAGATTCGAGTACAAGTAGGGTTGGTATTTTTACTTCAGGTCCGCAACAAACAATGGATATTAATGGAACACTTCGTGTTAGAGGTGATTTTATTGTAGAGGGAGATACTGTAAATGTTAATGTAAGTTCATTAACGGTAGAAGATAAAAATATTGAACTTAATATTAATAGTGATTCAACATCATCTAGTACGGATGCAAGTGCTCACGGGTCTGGTATTATTATAAAAGCAACCACCGATAAAACTATATTATACAACAATACAATCGGGGCTAAATCATTTGATATATCAGAAAATTTAAATTTAGAATCCGGAAAAGTATTTAAAATAGGCGGAATCGAAGTATTAAGTGGAACTACGTTGTCAGCAGCTATTACAAGTGCTCCAGGCATCACTAATGTTGGACCACAAAATTCATTAACAGTTGATGATTTATATTTCAACAATAATAGGATTTCTAATTTAGTTAATAATCAAGATATTGAAATTGAAGCCGCAGGGACTGGAAATATAGCACTTATAGGACTTCCTAGAATTACAGGATTAAATCTGCCGATAGATTTTACAGATGCTTCAAATAAAGGATACACAGATTTAGCAATTCAAGCAGCTCCTCTTTCTTTAACAATAATAGAAAATGGGTTAACAGGTGCTCTTAACACTAATATTATATCATTATTAAATGATATAGCAGATCCTTCTAATTTTGTTTTCGGAAAACAAGCGTTTATTCATATACAAAATATAGATTTTATAACATCTACAGTTACAAGATCTCTTAAACTTTTCACCATATATAACACGGGTAGTGGAAATTATTGGGATTTTACCAGCGATCTTCCTAGTAGCATATGATGATAAATAGTTATAAAGCTAAAGCACCATGAGAGTTCAGGAGCCCAAGAATGCCATATCAAGTAGACCGATATAACGGAACACCACTAACAGTCGTAGATGACGGTACAATAAGTAATGATAAATCAACCCTCAAATTAGTGGGTAAAAATTATGCCGGTTACGGTGAAATTCAAAATGAAAATTTTATTTGGTTAACGGAGAATTTTGCTAATTCTGCTCCGCCAGCAAATTATTTAAGCGGACAGATTTGGTTCGATAGTTTTAATAGAAAATTAAAATTTAATGACGGTGCTAGATGGAGAACCACTGGCGGCGCGGAAATTGGACCTGAGCCACCAGTAGGGTTAACAATGGGCGATTTTTGGTGGAATACAACATCAAAACAATTATATTCTTATGACGATGTCGGAAAAGAATTTATATTAATCGGACCGCAGGCAGTTCCGGGTGCTGGTGACACTTTATGGGAAAGTGTAAGTCTTATAGATACCGATGGTAATTCTCATGCTGTTATGAAAGGTGTTGTAGACGGAAAAGTTATTTACATCTGTAGTAGAGACACGTTTATCATTGATAGTAATATTAATCCTGTTACAGGATTTTCTTATGTTAGAGGAGGCCTTACTTTAGTTGATACAGATACAAACGGTGATACTAGCTCAACTTATAGACATTGGGGTACTTCTTCCGATTCAGACAGGTTAGGTAAGAAACCGGCTAGTGATTATGTTACTAAAAGTGGGGCAATATTTATTGACACAGCAACATTTGCAGATGATGGATTAACTGTAGGATCTATTGCTAATCTTCACATTTATAATGCAAGTGGTACTACACCTACTATTGAAAATAGAGTATCCGGTCTTATAAGTTTTAAAGTAAAAACAGGATCTCCACTTACTTCTAAAGAAATAGCAAAGGTTAAAGATATTGCATTTGATCCTGGTCTTGATAACACATACGATCTAGGTGAAGAAACATTAAGATGGCGTAGAATTTATGGTGTTGATTTTTATGGCGGAACATTCCACGGTGCATTTGATGGCGATATGAGTGGAACTGCTTTACGTGCTAAAAAACTTTATTATGCTAATGCATTTGGAACCGCAGGTAACGAAGAAGATCCATTAAAATATGTATCAGCAACTGAATCTAATACTAACAATACTATAATTGCTAGAGATAATAGCGGGAACTTTTCAGCAAATATTATGACAGGTACAGCAACGCAAGCAAGATATGCTGACTTGGCAGAAAGATACGAGTCTGATGAAAATTATGAACCAGGTACAGTTGTTATATTCGGTGGTAAAAAAGAAATTACCGTAACTGGAGAATTAGCTGATTACAGGGTAGCAGGTGTTATATCAACAAATCCTGCTTATGAAATGAATGTTTCTCCAGAAACAAAAGACTTTTTACCAGTAGCATTAAGAGGAAAAGTTCCTGTAAAAGTAATAGGTAGAGTTAAAAAAGGAGACATTCTAGTTACAAGCGGAGTATCGGGTTATGCTGTATCAGCAGATGACGCTCATCAAGTTGCAGCAGCAGCAATTGTTGCTAAAGCAATTGAAGAGAAAAATACTGATGATCTTGGTGTAGTGATGGCAGTAATAGTTTAAGGAGAATTATAATGCCAGCACAAGGCGCACTTATTAGGGCAAGTGATTATAGAGATGTACGTAAAGCCGTTTCGAGAATACTAGGAGATAAAATTGCTGAATATTCTTCAGATCCTGATCGCGGCAAGTACGGATATGGACAAACAGTATTAAGTGATACAAGAACTGTTGTAAGTGAAATTGATCTAGTAGATGATTTAGATATAGGAACTTTAAGATCAGATGTTTTAAAAATAGCTGCTCACTGTGGAATTACTACTGATCCTTTAATACAAGCAATACCACAGGTACAATCGGGCGATATTATCGATAACGATCATCTTGAAGCTTTTTTAGCAGCAGTTCCTGTATTGAATAGTAATAGATTCTTATTAGCACCTGGACAATATTCAGATACACCCTTTGTTACAGATATTAGTAATAGTAGAAGTACTTCTTGGGGAGCATCTTGGTACTATGGTGAAAATACTGTAAGACATTCTTTTACAGTTGATTTTGGTACTTCTGAAAGAGCTCGTTACTTTTTTAATAGCGGCGGACAGATTCGATTTTCGGCATCAAGATCTGGCGGAACTGGATCTAATGCACAAAATGAATCTTGGACTACATTACTATCTGAAATGGGAACTATCTTTTTTGATTATGACAAATGTCAAGGACAATCAGGTATTGGTAGTAATATTGGATATTATGATTTAACAGCTACTCCGCAACAAGTCTTTACTAAAACTTCAGGATCAATACCATTTTATGGTTCGGCATATTCAGCAAATGATTATACAATTACTATGTCCTGTAGTGTTGCTGATAATTCTCTCGGAGAAGCAAGATATCTTTACGTTAATATATATTTTAATGATGATCATACAGCAAGATTTCAATCAAACGATACAGTTGACGGTATTTTAACAAGTACAGTTAGTGTTCGTAGAGCAACAGAACCTGTTTTAAATACAGGTGTTGAAGTACCCATTCCTAATGCTGTAAATACTATTCTATTAAATTCATAATTTTCTTGCATTACACTATAATAAAAAGTATAATACTATTTTATTATAGGGTGATTCAATGTCTTCACAAGGTGATAAAGTAAGAAGGGTAGAGTATAATCAAATTTATACTTCAATGATTGGAGTATTAGGAAATGGTTCTGCCGCTACAGGATATGGTCAAACCCCAAATTCGATTGTAAGTTCTGTTGCCGCAGGTGAACGTGTTACTAGAGCACATTGGGCAAACATCAGAAATGATATTTTGAGAATTGCAGGGCATCAAGGATTAGCAGAAAATAGTGGGTGGACATCCGGAACTTTAACTTCTATTCCGTCATTACCGACAGTTACAGCTACTACTAAAATATCGGCAAATGTTGTTAATAAATTTATAGATGCAATGACAGTATTAAGTGATACATCTAATATCTATAGATTAGCGTTTGGACAATATTCAGATGAGGCATTTTTATCTACAACTAGAACAGCTAGTTGGAACGGAACTATTAGGCATTATTTTTCATTATCTTTTTCGTCAGCCAATCATGCCCGATATTTTTTTAATTCAGGAGGCAGAGTAAGAATAAATCCAACTCTTTCTCCTAGCTCGAGTACTAATATTAATACCGATTGGTTAGTTCTAGTGGGGAATAATACTACATCTTATCCCGGAGTAGGAACAATAAGTTTTGGGCATACAAATACTACATCATTAACACTAACTTCATCCGAAGCAGAAGTTAGTTCTATAGGATTTTATGATCTTACTAATTCGGCAACTCAGATTTATACTAGATCCGGCGGCTCTCAAAGTTCGTTCTATGCTGTTAATGATTATACAATTAGAGCATATTGTAATGTTGCAAATAATTCGTCAGGTACTGCTTCTGTGATATATTTTGAATGCGAATTTAAGGACGACAAAACAACTAATAATCCAACTTGGGGTATAGATGAATCTGTAACAGGAACAGTTAATAATACAGTTACTCTTCGAAGACCGACGGGATCGAATGTTAGTGTAGCAGCCCCTTCTGGATCAAATAGTATAACTTTGTAATATATATTAATATGGGGAAATAGAATGGATGAACGTTTAAAAAAAGCATTAGATGTTGCTAACTTAATGGTAACATTTAGTACCCAACGAGATTTAATAAAGCAAGAGTTCAAAGAAAATTGTATATATCATGTAACAGGGCATAGATTTACTATTAACAGAGAATTAATTAATTTTTTATCTACACTTGTAACATTAGATCATAATGAAGATGTTGTTATACTAGATGATTTTGAAAATCCTTATATGATATCCGATGTTAAAGAATTTCTTAACACCATTTTTAATTTATATGTAGAAAAAACAAACGAGTATTATCACAAATATACAGAATTAAAATCAAAAAGAACAATAGAAAAGGTTATGAATATAAATGTCGAGTAATGGTATATTAATTTTTGCTCACAATAATCGAGAAATTGACTATGGTAAAATGGCATATATTTCTGCTTTATATGCAAAAAAAAATCTTGACGTTCCTGTTAGTTTAGTAACCGATTCTGGAACAAAAAAATGGATGATAGAAAATGATTTAATAGATCTTGAAAAGATTTTTGATCAAGTCATTTTAACAGACGATATCGAAACTCCAACATTTATAAGAAAAAGATATTATGATGGATCTTTAGATTATAAAAAGGCAGATTTTAAAAATGTTTATAGAGCATGGGCATATGAATTATCACCTTATGATAAAACAATAGTAGTTGATGTAGATTTATTAATAGTTAATAACAGATTAAATGCCGTATGGGATACTGATATTGATTTTATGATTAATAGAAAATCTCATGATTTAGCAAGAGATAGAGAAGATTTTGAATTTAAAAGAATTAGTGACCATGGAATTGATTTTTATTGGGCTACGGCATTTTATTTTGAAAAAACAGAATGGACGAAAACATTTTTTGATTTATGTCAACATATAATTGAAAATTATGAATATTATCGATTTGTTTACAGAATAAATGTACCATTGATGCGTAACGATTATGTTTTTAGTATAGCAATTCATATGATGGGAGGATTTAATAATAAAATTACTCCTCCGTCTCTTCCTTGTGAAATTTATTATTCTCTCGATAGAGACGAATTAATTAGAATTAATAATAATAAATCATTTTTATTCTTAATTCAAAAAAAAGGATGTTTAGGTGAATATACATTAGCATCGACAAATAATCAAAATATTCATATAATGAACAAATATAGCATGAATAGATTTTCAGAAGAATTAATAAAGGCGTTAAATGTCTAAGGGATATGTAATACTTGCACAAAATAGTAACAATAATGATTATGTATCAATGGCTGCTGCTTGTGCGTTTTCTATTAAAGCAACACAAACAATAATTAATAAAGTAACTCTTATTACAGATGTTCCAGATGCAGTTCCTTATCATTATCATGCTGCGTTTGATAAAATTTTACCTATAAAATGGTTTGATGATGCATATGAATCAGACTGGAAAATAGAAAATCGCTGGAAGTTATATCATTTAACTCCTTATGATGAAACAGTAATATTAGATGCAGATATGTTATTTCTATCAGATGTAAGTCATTGGTGGGATTATATGAGTAAGAATTTTGATCTTTTAATAACAGATAAAGTTTTTACTTATAGGAATGAATTAATTGTTGATTCATTTTATAGGAAAACTTTTAGAGATAACGATTTACCGAATTGTTATAGTGCTTTCACATATTTTAAAAAAGTCGATTCTGTAAGAGAGTTTTGGAAATTAGTTGAACTAATTGTTAAAAATTGGAAAACATTTTATAATGCATTCTTAAAAAATTCAAAACCTAGACATTTAAGTATAGATGTTGCTTTTGCATTAGCAGTAAAAATATTAGGAATAGAAAATGAGGTATTTTCTAGTTTAGATATTCCAACATTTACACATATGAAAAGTAGAGATCAGGGGTGGATAAGCTATACAGATAATTGGATAGATAACGCCGGAGTTTATCTAAATGATAATTGTCAATTAAAAATAGGAAATTTTCAACAAACTGGAATATTTCATTATACAGAAAATAAATTTTTTAATGAAGGAATTATACCTAAATATAGAATTTTATTAGGAATAGATAAATGAATGAATTAGAAATTTTTGAGTTGTTAAGAAAACAAGAAGAAGAGATACGAAAACAGCCAGTTTATTATGTTTATTATGACAAGTCAACTTATAGAGTAACTAGTCTTAAAAATTATCTAGACGAAATAGATAACAATCCTTATATAAAATTTACTCACACAGAATTTGATTTTACATCACCGGAATTTAATATAGTAAACTATATTATAGATCCTAATGAAAAAAAATTAAAAAAAATCGAAGATGAATTAATACAAATTAAGACAATAGATGATTACATTTACGAAATTCCAAAAGTTATAAGTGATAGAAGATTGACTTACGCAGATAGATCATTTGATTTACTAGTAGAACAAAACAACACGTTGAAGGAATTTAGAATAAAATTATCTAAAAATTTAAAAGAAAAATTTTCACTTCAAAACATGTTTTCTCAAGATATGGCGGTTTATGTTACTGAAATAAGTGATCCAAATATTTTATATAAAACTTTAAAATTTTCTTTCGGTGATGTTATAATTAATGAATACTATACTATTCCTTTTGAGGATTTCAAAGGCAATGCAACTAATGTTTATGCATTACGATATTTCGAAAATTATTTACATGTGGATGTAAGGAATGACAAATAAATTAATACTTCATGAAATTGATACTATTTTTATAAGTTACGACGAACCTAATGCTGATAAGCATTATGCAGAATTACTTAATATATTGCCGTGGGCCAAACGAGTCCACGGTGTTCACGGTAGCGATGCTGCTCATAAAGCCGCTGCTAATTTAAGTGAAACTGATAGATTTATTACAGTTGATGCTGATAATATAGTTGATCCTAGTTTTTATTCTCAAGAAATAGAAATTACAGATGAAAATAAAAATTATATATTTTCTTGGGCAGGAAAGAACGCTGTTAATGGTTTAATATACGGCAATGGTGGTTTAAAGTGTTGGACAAAAGATTTTGTTCTTAATATGAAAACACACGAAAATTCTGATCCGAATGATAGTGAAAGTGTACTTGAATTTTGTTTTGATCCTCGGTATTATCAATTTAATGATCATTTTTCAACAAGTTATATAAATGGTTCACCTTTTCAAGCCTGGAGAGCAGGTTTTAGAGAAGGTGTTAAAATGAGCCTTAATAGAGGTCGTAGAACAGATGATGTTCAAAGTGTCTGGTGGCAAAATTATCAAAGATTGTTGATATGGATGTCAGTCGGTGCTGATATTAAGAATGGTAAATGGGCAATGTATGGTGCTCGTTTAGGTTGTTATAAAACAAATTGTACAAAGTGGGATTATATTAATGTAAGAAATTTTGAATATCTTACAACATATTGGAACGAAGAAATAGAACCTAAAATCTCTGACAACGATTTAGATGAACAATTATCCTTATTAGGTGATTCTTTAAGATTAGAACTACAGCTCGAAATATCAGAATTAGATGAGAATGCATCTAAATTTTTTAAGAAAGTTTATACAAATACACCTAGGATTATTGGCAGGAAAAGATAATAATGGAGGGAAAAAATGAAGATAAGGAGAACAATTTAGACCTTAGCTTTTGTGAAGAAAAAATAAGTATAAAACAAGCTAAAGGCGAAAGAATAGATCCGCTATTTGGAAAATACGAATCTCCCTATATGCACGATTCTGATATAGTTTTAAAAAAATTAAATACAGTCAGTCCGAGTTTTTGTTTAGCAAAATGGTTTAATGTAAGTATTCACATTCCTACAGGAAGAACACATAGTTGTTATCACCCACCTGCACATCAAATTCCTTTAAATGAAGTTAAAAATAATTCTTCAGCACTACATAATACAGAATATAAAAAACAACAACGTAAGTTAATGTTAGAAGGAAAACGTCCCGCAGAATGTAGTTTCTGTTGGCAAATAGAGGATAGTGGAAATCAATTAAGTGATAGGGCATATAGAAGTTATGATATTTTTGAAAAAGGATTAATAGAAGAAGCTCAACAAGTGGGATTTACAAAAAATGCTAATCCTAGATATGTTGAAGTTAATTTTAATCAAGCATGTAATTTTAAATGTGCATACTGTTCTCCTCATTTATCAACGTCATGGTATAAAGATATTGAAGATAATGGTCCTATTGTTTTAGCAGATAGATGGCATAACGATTTAACATGGTTAAAAAAAGAGGATATGATTCCTAATAACGGTCCTGATAATCCTTATCTTATTGCATTTTGGGAATGGTTTCCGACAATCTATCCTACATTACAAACATTTCGTATGACCGGCGGCGAGCCACTTATGGATAAAAATACATTTAAAGTATTTGATTATGTTAAAAAAAATCCAAAAAATAATTTACATTTAAGTATTACCAGTAATTGCTGTCCTCCTGGTGATCAGTGGGATAAATTTATACAATCTATTAGTGAGATTAATGATAATAATGCAATAGATAAGTTTACTCTTTTTTGTAGTTTAGATAGTTGGGGTGATCAAGCAGAATATATCAGACATGGTATGAATTTTGAGGTTTTATATAAAAATATAAAGGAATATTTAAAAAAATCTCAAAAGCATACTTTAACTTTTATTGTAACTTTTAATGCTTTAAGTTATACTAAATGGAATGAATATATTAAAAATATATTAGAATTAAGAAGAGAATTTAATACTGATAGACATTTGATTTGGTTTGATATTCCACAACTTACAGATCCTGATTTTTTAAATCCTAAACTAATACCAGAATTAGTTTCAGAATTAGAAAAATCGATAGTGTTTATGAAAGAAAATATAGAGACTAAAGCCACACATTATAAAGGTTTTTTAGATTTTGAAGTAAGTAAGGTGCAGAGACTAATTGATTGGATTAAATCTGATACAGGATACAATAGAGAATTAGCTATGGAAAATTTTTATATCTATTGGACAGAGCTAGATCGTCGTAGAAATACAAATTTTTTAGATACATTTCCTGAATTAGAATCATTTTGGTTGGAGTGTAAAAAAATAAATGACGAATTTTAAGAGAAAAGATGAAACGAACATTCAATATAAAAAAAGAGTTCTAGATTCTTTATCTCCTTCTTTTTGTGGAGCAAAATGGTATAATGCTACTATTTGGTTAGGATCTGGCATGACAACATCTTGTCATCATCCGCCTGCACATTTTGTTCCAGAAAAAGATGTACAAGACAATTATAAAATGTTACACAATACAAATCAAAAAAAAGATGATCGTCGTAAAATGCAAATAGGTGAACGTCCTAGTGGGTGTGAATACTGTTGGAAAATAGAGGATATGTATACTGATAAAGTAAGTGATCGTGCTTACAAAAGTATGTGTTATTCTGATGAAGAACTTAAAGAAGCAAAAGAAACACCGTATACGCAAGATATAAATCTTAAGACATTAGAAATAGCTTTTGATAGAACTTGTCAATTTGCTTGTAGTTATTGTAATCCTGCATTTTCTACAACCTGGGTAAAAGATATTAAAAACAATGGACCTTATATTGACTTAAAGACAGATGGCAGAGAACATTTTACATATGAACATGATCATTCTCAATTGTATTCTTTCAATGAAACTAATCCTTATATTGAAGCCTTCTTTCAATGGTGGGAAGCAGATTTACATAAAACATTAAGAGAATTAAGAATTACAGGTGGCGAACCTCTAATGAGCGGTCATACATGGAAATTATTAGACTGGTTTAAGGAAAATAGAGGAAAAAGTAGAACTGAATTTGCACTCAATTCTAATTTAGGATTTGAAAAAGTAATAATAGATAGATTATTAGACTCTTTAGATGGTATACCCTTTACTCTCTATACAAGTAATGAAAGTATAGGGCCGTATGCAGAATACATTCGTGACGGATTAAATTGGGATCAATGGGTTAGTAATATGGTATATCTATTAGAATCTAAAAAAATAACTAGACTAAATGTTATGGGAACTGTAAATGCTTTATGTCTAGAAAGCCTAATAGATTTTATGAATCAAATTATAGAATGGAAATCAATTTACGGGAAACATCAAATTAGTTTTTCTTTGAATATTATGAGATTTCCTAGTTTTCAAGGATTATGTGTTTTCCCTGATCATATGAGAGCATTTTATAAATCTAAATTACAAGAATGGTATCAACAAAATAAAAATAATAAATTTTTAGAAGAATCCGAGTTGAACCAACTTGATAGATTAATTGATTATTTAGATCATGTAAAGATTCCACACGGAGAGGGATTTGTTAGAGAAAATGCTGAAAAAGATTTTAAGAGATTTTATCAGCAGTATGATAAACGAAGAGGAAAAGATTTTTATCAAATTTTTAGTAAAGAAATGATAAGTTGGTTTGACTCTATAGAATTAAATTAAGGTAGTAGCATTATGTATGATATTTTTTATATTTCTAAAGAAAAAGATAATCGTTACTACGAGTTAAAATCTCGATTTCCATTGTTAAAGATAGCAATCTATGAAGAAAAAGGACAAGGATTTTTTATAGCTCAAAAAAAATCTTTATCTAAATTCTTTTGGGTTATCGATGAAGAGTTTAGTATCCATAAAAACTTTACATTTGATTACGTAGTTCCTGAATGGGATTCTAAATTTGTACATATTTTTAAGCAAGAGAATGGATTATATGGTGGCTTATACCTTATACCTAAAGATTATAAAATTACTCAAAAAGAATCTGAATACAATTTCTTTATTACTAGAAAAGATATAGATGTAGTCTTTGGATATTTTCCATCCTATGATCAATTTATTATAGAAAAACCAGAAGATTATTATGAAGCACAGAAGAAATCTAAAACTTCTATGTTTTATGCTTTGAAAAAAGATTTTAAATTAAAGGATGGTTTTAAATTTGAAGTTCCTAAATGGGATAAAAAATATGTTCATGTTTTCAAGAAACAAGATAATGAATATGGAGGTGTTTCCTTAATTCCTAGAGATTATCCAATCTCTAAAAGAGAAGCAGAATATAGTTTTTTTATTAATAAAAAAGAAATTGACTTAATTGCATGTACAATAAACTATGACAAATTTATAATTAGTAAACCAGAAGATTATTTCGAAGCACAAAAGAAGTGTAAAA